CCTACAGCACCAGTAAACAAAAGTATCTCTTGTTTCCAATCGTAGATCCATTGCGAAAATGATTTGCCAGCGCGAGAAAATGCGGAGGACAAAAATTCATCTTTAGCAATAATGTAAGAAGTTTTAATAGATAAACAATTTTGATATTCGACGTCCATTATGTTGACAAGGTCAACAATCATGGCGCCACTTCTCATGTTAGGGGATGTACGCTTGGATTCTTTATACCAAGCTGACTTGTAATACCAAGCTCCACCACCAATGGTTCCAGAAGTTATAAATGGGCTAGTGAGTTGAGTTAACAAATCCATAGACCCATATTTTTTAAGTAAGTAAAAACCAAATTGGGATGTAGCGGCAGTTTCAGCAAGAGGAGAGTCAATAAAAACAGGACCATCATAAAGGATAAGACCTTCATAAGGATCGTGTCGATAATATACAGGGTTCATTTCTGAATCAGAATCTTCAGTGAAAAAAGAAACACCAGAAGTCATGAGTTCAGCAAGACGATCCTCATCGGCAAGTTGAGATAAGTCGGGATGTTGACGATTGGGATCCTGATATACAAAATCAGAATGCAAATCGTCATGATAAGAGAGATAGGATTCAAAAGAAATATTATTTCTTTTGAGAGATTTCACTATATAATGGAAAAATTGTTGATAATCCAAATCGCAAAAAGCAACATAGAGATCAGATTTTCCGTCATAGTCAGCATGAGTAACAGTTAGAACATGATGGATATATTTGGCAACAGGATCGGGCGAAATAGACCAGTCCATACATTTTGAGACGAGATTGAGATCACCACGAAATGCAGAACAATGAGCTAACATACTTTTGAGAGCAATGGGACTTAAAGCCCACGACTCTTCATTGAGTCGGTCAGAATATGACATAGAGAGATAGCGAATAAAAATAAAAAAGAGATAAAGACAACGTTCATAACGTTGGAGACCATTAAATTTAGAATCAAGGTCACCAAATATCATACGTCCGAGAAACATATAATTGACATAAGTCGCATTATCTGTGAGGGAAAAATGTTCACAGTAAATTTCACGGCCATGTATAGTTTCAAGATAATATTTATCATCTTCTGTACCATGGAGTGGGAAAAATCCCTCATCTAGAAAAGCATCTAGAGAGAAATGTCCCCAAAAACGTTTAGTAGCAGAAGAAACAAATGTAGGAGCGGAGTATAATAGTTCTTTGGTTGATTGCCAAAGACCTTCAAAAATCATTGATTCACCATGTTTAGAGGTGAGCCATTTATCATAAGTGCGCATGGCACGAGAAGAAATAGACTCACGTCTATGAAGTTTTTTAGCTTGTTCGAAGAGTAGTTCAGCAACTTGCATAAAGGAAATAGTTTGGCCATTATAAGGCAAAAATTCCTTATGCATTCGAAAAGCACAATCTTCATCAGGAGCTTCAGTAACATAACATCGAACACGATATTGAACATGATTGGGATCAAAATCCCAATTTTCGGGTTTATCCGGATGAGGAACAGGTTCAAGAGCGATATCAAAACGTTTTTGAATACAATGATGTTGAATAAGTTGAGAATGTTGATTAATTTCTTTTGGAGTAAGAGGAGTAGTGACGACGTTGATGGCATGTATAGCATACATGGCAC